ACGTAACACAAGAATTAGAAAAGATTGAAATTGAAGAAATGCGCTCTGCGCTACTTGGTTCACTTACGGCATATACACAAGCAATTCCACAGATGGCTACTCAAGGTCAGGATGCTTCAGATGTAGTCCGTAAGATTGCTGCGGTAATAAAGGCTCGTCAAAAGGGACAAGCATTAGAAGATGCAATAGAAGCAACCTTTGCTCCGCAGCAACAGGTTCCTCCTGCTGGTGAACCAACTAATACGGTTGAGCAAATGTCCCCTGCTCCCGCTGGTGCGCCAGCAGGAGGTTCTCCAATTCCTATTCAACAAGGAAGACCAGATTTACAAACATTACTTAGCAGTTTAACAGGTGATGGTCAGGGTCGTAGTGCTGTACGTACAACTAGAGAACAGGCAATCTAAGGAGTAATTATGGCAACGCCTCGTAAGAGAACAGTTAAAACAGTTGCTGATGAAAGTTACTCAAAGTTAGACCAATATTCAATTCAGTTGCATGAGTTTTATAAATCATTACGCAGAGCAGGATTTACTGTAGATAATGCTTTATACATTCTTTCTGCAAAACAAGCGTATCCTGATTGGATGCAAGATTTATCACCCGAAGATATTAGAAAACACATTGAAGAGGAGGACGAGTAATGGCACGTGGAGGTTATCGTCAGCCCAATAATCCAGCACCTGTATCAGGTCCTGGTGCGCTATCACAGCGAACAGATGGTGGTGCTACCGAAGGTATGACACAACCACAACAAGACTATACAGGTTTTGCATATGGACAAAATAAAGGTTTAGAAGAACAACAAGGTGGCGCAGGAATGGCTGGTAATCCATTTCCTATGGCTGGTGTTGTTGAACTAAGCGCTCCTACGCAACGTCCTACTGAACCTATTACATCTGGTATTAATTACGGTGATGGTCCAGGAACTGAAGCCATGCGTGGCTTGCCTAATCAACAGCCAACATTAATTGATACTATTAAGCATCTTGCACAGTTTGACCCATCAGGAGATGCAGAATTAATTTATAGACAACTACTTGATAACGGGTACTAATGCCTCAGTACATTAAACCTATTGTTGCTGAAGTCTCACCTAATCTTTACCTTGCTGCTAAATCTGCAGGTTTAACTGGTGTAGAAAAAAACCAAGTAGAGCAGATGAGTTACACAATTAAAAAGCATCGTGAACTTGGTAAACTTGGTACTGATGGAGCGCGTAAAGAGTATGACCGTTTAGACCCAAATATTCAAGACCAGTTAAAGTTTATGTTTAAAGATGCTGACTATATGCAGGAACCAGAAGATGCAACTGACCGCATTAAGGGTGTTCTTGGAAATGTTCTTAAAGTAGCGGCTTCACCGCTTATTGGTTTGTTTAAACTAGGTGGACAATATAATCGTTTAATCAACGAGCCTTATAAAGTTGCTCGTCAAGTTGCACAGGGTGCAGATTTATTTGCTGCTAAAACATGGGTAGATGCATGGGATGGTAAGAACCAGTATGACCAAGGCGCACTAAAAGAAGCAACAGATTATTTTGGTAAGTATGATGTTGAAGTTGCTAAGGGTTTACTTTATGGTAAGACTCCTGGTGAGATTGTACAAGATTTTGGTAAGGTAGACCCAGAACTACTTAATTCAATTAAAAAAGCATACGATGACCCTGATGCATTTAAATTAGTTTTAGATGGCGTTAAGTATGCACAGGTTTCACCTGGTCGTGATATTGCTCGCATGCTTGACCGCAGGCCACCTTCAAGTGGCGTTAGCGAAGGTACTAGAAAACTTTCTGGCACACTAGATTTTATTTATCAGTTTGCAGTAGACCCACTTACTTGGATGACAGGTGGACTTAGCAAGGGTGTCACCAAGGGTGAGCGTATTACTAACTCACTTACCAATGCTATTAACAAGGGCGTTCCAATTGAGAGAGCCGTTGAAACTACATTTAAAGAACCATTAGTATTTAATCTATGGGAAGATGGTATTGGTCCTGCAATTAAAAAGGTTGCGGATTCTAAAGGTGACTTTGGAGCGCAATCAATAGCACTTGATAATATTGCTAAAAACTTTCCAGGTTATAACAACCCTTCCGTTATTAAAGTGCTATCCGATGCCAAAGTATTTAATGCATCAAGTGCACAAAGATTCTTTGAAGATGCAGGTAATTTAAATCTATTACTTGCTGGTCGAGTTGATGGCATAACTTATATGCGCAACGGCGTGGCAGTTGCTCGTCAAAATCGTTTATGGTCTGATGCAATCACACGCTCACTTGATAAAACATTTAACAATATGAGTAAAACAGCAGCAGAACGCAATGAGGCTTTAACGCCTATTACTGAAGCATTACTTAATACTGAAAGTGCATTACAACGTTTAGTTAATCCTAATGCTGATATGTCTGCTGTATTAAATGCTAATAAAGAAATTAGTGGTTGGAAGAAAATAGGGCAGATGGCTGCTCGTTCTCCACAAGGATTAGAAGTACGCATTGGTGTTAATGCAATTGATACTGCTGCTAATTTTACATCACGTGCCCGTCAATTATTACCTAAGGAAATGGCGCAAGCATTAACTGTTCGATTCCTTGAGTCAACTGCTGACGAACAGATTGTTATTTTGCGTAACCTAGATGCTGCAACTATGTACTCAATGGGTCTTGGTGGTAGTGTTAAAGGTGAAGAGTTAATTATTAAAACCCTTCAAGACAAATATGGTGACAAAGCAGGCTTTGCAACTAAGAGAGACCTTGCCATTAACCCAGAACATGCTAAGTTTGCGCCAGCAAACTCTGTGCGTGAGTCTGAAACTGGATTTTTTGTTAATACAGAGGGTCCAATTCAGCCATACCAAACTACATGGGCTGTTGGTTCTTTACCTTATGACATTATTGGTTCAACTATTTGGGAAATTAAATCTAAAAAGAATATTATTAATGGAATTGGCGGAGCAACGCAAGGTGCTTTTTCAAAGAAACTAGTTGATACATGGTCTATCTTAACTTTGTTCCCACGTTTAGGTGTACGTTCTGCAATTGATGAAGCAACAATGTATTTATTGTCTGCACCTACTAAAGATATACGTCATTTTGCGTCATTACAAGGATTCCGTTTAGGAAATATGTCTCGTGCTGCTACAGGTTCTAAATCTGCTAGTGGTCCAGTACGCAGAAGTGTACAAGCAGCATTAAAATTAACACCTAAATCTAATTCACCTATACGAATTGGTAAGCAACCACGTTATTCTCATGAAGAAGCATTAACATTAATAGACAGAGAAAACATTATTAATGCTAAGGCTATTGAACTAGGCACAGACCCAGCATTACTTTCTAGTTTAGAAAAACGTGAGGCTATTTCAGAACATGTTTCTAAAATGTATGGTAAATACATTGATGAAGAAACTGCTGGCTATCTTATGCAAGGATTTGTACACTCACCCGATGCATTAAACTCTATGGCTGCATCTATTGTTGCTGCTAGTGGTATTGCTGGTCGTTATGGTGATGAAGTTGCCGCATCTGTTATTACGCCATCTATGCTTGACAGGGCTTTTGAAGCCCTTGGTATAAAGATGGGCAAGGGCACACGCACAATTGATACTGGTATGTTATCAGAACAAGAAGTTGCTTTAGCGCATTTTGAAAAATGGTTTAAGATGCTTGCTGGTAACACAGCAAAGTTAAGCGATGAAGTTACTCTTAATCCAGCAGATATATTTTTTAGATACAATGCATTAAAGCCAGGAGAAGTTGACCCTACTACTGGTAAAGAAATGATGGAATTAGCACTAGATGCTGCTATGACTAAAATTGGTTTTAAGTTTGATGAGTTAACTAAGACTTGGCTTGTCAAGGATGCTTCTGACCAAAAAACTGTTAATGCATTCTTAGAGCGTTCTATGTATACAGTACAAGCCCGTGCTAAGGGATTAGATGACGAGCAAATTGTACGTGGACAGTTGTTCCGTATGTTTACTGATATGTTTGAAACATTCCATGGAGATGCAAATAAGTTTAACGACACACTACTCGGAGTAGTTCAAAGTAGTTATCGTGAATTACAGAAGATGGCTCTTGAAAGTGGTCGTATTCCTACATGGAACGCAGCAGTTGCTCGTATTTCACTAGATGAGTTTCAAGAGGCCAGTAAAGGGTTCCGTATTAGCGGACCTATTAATACTGAACTAGCATTTGGTGACTTTAACATTGAGTCTGTATTTAAGCGTGCAGGTAATACTATGATGGACTGGATGGATGAACAAGTAACAGGTATCTTCCGTCAACCAGCAGTTATGGTTACGTATGCTGGACTTCGTAAGAAGTATGCAGGCATTGAACGTGAGTTTGTACGTCAACAAGTAGCACGTGAAATGGGTCCTTTTGCTGGTGCTACAAAAAAACAAATCGATGAAGTAGAAGACAAGTATCGGAAAATAGCAGAGAAGCGATTTACTGAATTAGCAGTGCGTGAAGCAGCAGATACTATTCTTAAGTTTGCTGATAACCCTAAGATTCGTTCCAACTTTTCATTTAGCCTACGCACAGTGGGTCGTTACTACCGTGCAACTGAAGATTTCTACCGCCGTATCTATCGCATGAAGGATGTTGCACCACGTACGCTATATCGTCTACGTTTATCTAATGTAGGTATTGAAGCCAGTGGTGCTATCCATAACGATGCTACTGGTGAGCCATATGTAGTAATGCCTATGGACAATGTAATCTTTAAAGCAACTGACGGTGCAATTCGTGTACTAACAGGTAATACTGGATATAGTCAGCCATTGTTTAGTGAGTTTACGTTTAAACTACGTATGGTTAACCCATCATTCTCACAAGATGCTGGTCTTCCTACACTATCTGGTCCTGTTGCAGGATTAAGCGTTATTGCTATTAAGAACTTACTAGGTGTAGTACCAGGTAAGATTCCATTTATTGGTGATACATTACAACCATACTCACAGCAACTAGGTGAGAGCATTGATACCTTTGCATTAGGTAACATTGGTGACAACGTAGATGTTGTTCGTGCCGTGGTGCCTTCTTCTTTACAACGTGTATGGGGCATGCTTCCATTTGATGAGAAGTCTCGTCAAGAGACGACTGCTGCTATGCAAGCAATTGCTTATAATGCAGCAAACGGTATAGGCATTGACCCTAATGCTACTGATTTAGAAAAGGCTAAGTACCTAGATAATATCCGCATATCAGCACACAATGTATTGTTTATGCGTCACTTCTTAGGACTATTCTCACCTGTTGCTCCAGGAACTATGGAGTCAGTAGGCGTACCTGACTACATCAAGGATACAGGTATTACTAGCCTACGCTCAGAGTTCTTTGACATCCTTAATGGTGTGATTGCTACTAGCAATGGTGACATTACAGACCCATATGAAGAAGCATTGGCTACATATATTGGTACTAACCCAGGCAAACTTATCTACACAGTATCTCGTGAGGATAAGCAGACTAAGGTTCTTATTAAGAATACAGATAAGTTAAAGGATTGGGGCATCAAGAATGCCGCACTTATAAAGCAATATGGTGAAGCAGCCTATATCTTTGCACCACAAATTGGTGACTTTAATGCTGCTACATACAACTGGATTCAATCAGCAGGACTTGTTAAGAGCAAGAGTGTTGAGAAGTACTATAAAGATTTACAGGTAGCAGAAGATAAGCAGAAGTACTACGACATTGCACGTCAAGAAAAAGAAATCTTAAATAATATGTCAGACCCAGAACTGCGTGCTAATGTAATTAAGGCAGCAACTGAACAACGTAATGCGCTTAAGGCTAGTAATCCATTGCTAAACTCAGCACTTATTGGTGCTGGTAATACTATCGGTAATGAAACAGTATTGATGAATAGCGTAGAACAAATGGTTACAAACCCTAGTATTGACATTAATCCAGCCACACGCCAACGTATGGCACTAGCCATCAAGATGATGCGTGAGTTTATTGCATTTGCTACGGACCCACAATTAAAGAATGTACAAAATGCAACACAATTAAAGTCAGAACGTAAGGCACAGATTGAGGCTGATTTGAGAGAGTTAATGCTAGGCGACCTATATGTAACAGAAGCAAACAGAGCAATCTTTAAATCTATTCTTGGATTTTATTCACGTGATTCATACTACGCTTTTAAGGAGTTAATGTAATGGCTTATTCAGATGATGCTAAATACGTTAGCGCCTATAATAAAGCAGTAGCCGCAGGCAACAAGGCTAGGTTATTACTTGTTGATTTAAACAAGGCTAAACCAGGCACGCCAAAACATACTGAACTTAAAACCAAATATGACCTTGCAAAAGCAGATGCTGATAAATATGAACAAGAACGTCTTACTCGTAAGAAGGAAATTGATACTGCTAAAAGCAAAGAAAAAGAAACTAAAACAGCAGATAAAGATAAGGCTTCAGCAACCGCAGACATTCCAGTTCTTGAATATGAAGTACAGGCTGCTAAAAATGCTGGCGATAAGGCTGCACAAGTTAAAGCAGAGGCTGCATTAAAAGCCGCTAAGGATAAGGCTGCTGGCATTAAGCCAATACTTGATGAAGATGGTAATGTGAAAGATGGACCAGAAGAAGTAGTTAACAATAAGTTTAAAGATTATACAATTAATTCTAGTGGAGCAGTTACAAACGCAAAAGGTAATGCTACGTATTTTCTTAGTATTAAAAATGCTGATGGTTCTTCTACAATGCAGGAGTATGCAAGTATTGCTCAGGCTCGTGATGCCTTTCTTAAGGCATACTCTAGTCCAGGCGCACTAGATAGTTTAAAACAAAAACTACGTGCTGGTAATTGGATTACGGCTAAACAGTTAGCAAACAATGAATGGCTATCTGGTCTTGATAGCATGATTGCTAAATACACTTATGATGCTGTTAGTGCTGTTAAGTATGGTGGCAATAAAGAAGCACCACTTATTGATACATGGTTTAATAGTGCAAAGGGTGGGGGCGGTAGTGGTACCACAAGTAAGGGCGGTACCTTTAAGGATACAGACCTTGACCTAACTACTGTTGGCGATGCCTATAAAGAAATTAATGATTACATGATTGATGCTGTA